TGCTCTTGGAAAGCTTGGAAAGAGAATTGCTGGACTTGCGAAGAGAATCTTTATCTTTTCGCTTATCACAAAAGCATTCAGAGCTATGGTATCTGGGATTCAGGAGGGGCTGAAGAATTATGTCCAGTACTCCGCTGAGTACAATAAGACTATGTCTGACTTCTCTAGTTCGGCTGCAACTCTGAAAAATTCAATGGCAACTGCTGCAGCACCAATCTTAAACTTGTTTGTTCCTGCGCTGACCACTCTGTGCGGATGGCTTACGACAGCAGCAAATCTGATAAGCAAATTTGCCGCATTTGTATCCGGTAAAAGCACATGGACCAGAGCGGTCAAACAGCAGAAGAATTACGCAAAGTCATTGCAGGATACTTCAAAAGCTGCGGATAAAGCCAAAACATCACTGGCAGGATTTGATGATCTGGATGTTCTTCAACAGGATACCGGATCAACTGGAGGAGCAGGCGGAGGCGGAGAAATCACTGGTGCAGGAGCATTTGAGGAAGTGCCGTTTACTGATGCAGACATTTCTCTGTTGGAAAAGGTCAAAGCGATACTGGAATCTATTCTTCCGCTTGTTGTTCTGATCGGCGCAGCTTTTCTTGCATGGAAACTTACAGATTTCTTGACAAAACTTATGGCTGTAAATCCAATTCTTGGTAAAATTTTGTCTATACTGTTTATTATTGCCGGAGCAGCACTCGCAATATACAGCTACTTACACATGTGGAATAATGGTGTAGATTGGAAGGGACTGATTGGTTATATCGTTGGTGTTTCGTTGGTATTTGCTGGTTTATATACGTTGTTTGGCCCTGCGGTAGCTGGAATAGCTTTGATCGTAGCCGGAATAGCTGGACTTGTGTTGGCATTCAAAGATATTTACGAAAATGGCTTGAATGTTCAGAATATAAGCTTGTTATTGGTTTCGGTTTTTGGACTTATAGTTGGGGTTTTCCTTGTATTTGGTGGAGCTGCTGCGGTTGTGGTTGGAGCCATTGCTATATTGGCGTCTCTGTTTGTTGTGGCCCTTGCAAGAGCTGGAAAATTGCAGGAAGCAGTTGGATTTTTAAAAGATGCGTTTGCCGCTCTTAGTAAATTTGTCAAAGATATATTTGCTGGTGATTTTAAATCTGCATTACATGATCTTTGCGTATTTGCTATAAATATTGTGAATGCAATCATTACAGCATTTGAATCTTTGATAAATTTTATCATTGATGGAATCAATGCAATTATCAAAGCTGCAGTAGATCTGGCAAACAAGATTCCTGGCTTTGATTTTGATGCTCCGCAGATTCCACATGTAACGTTTGGCAGACTTGAAGTTCCGGCACTGGCGAATGGTGGAATCACTTCTGGAGCTACACTTGCAAAGATTGGAGAGGCCGGGAGAGAAGCAGTGTTGCCTTTGGAAAATAATCTTGGCTATCTGGACGAATTTGCGAACAGAATCGCGGACAAGATTCCAGCAGCGCAGACAGGTCCTGTTTATTTGCAGGTTGATGGTAAGACATTTGCAAGGTTGATGCATCCTTATTCGGAGGCTGAGAATAATCGTGTGGGACTCTCATTTACAAAGTAGGTGAATTTTATGGAGCAAAAATATACAAGGGGGCTTGTCATTGACGGGGTGAATTATAACATCCCGTTAGTGTCGATTAAAAGAACCGCTGACTTTTTGGAAAAGTACGCAAACAGAACAGAAGACGGAGATGTCCATATCGAGACAATCGGAGTTTATAAAAATTATACAATATCCATTGGAACGATAAATGATAAGGCAACCTATGACAAGCTATTTGAGCATATCACAGATGTAGACAACCGGTTCCACGAAGTCACTCTTCCAGATGCAAATGGAAACTTCTCTTTTTATGGATATTTTTCCAGTATTGCGGATGAAATCGAAAAAGTATTTGAGTCAGGGGCAGAATTTAAGAGCCTTACATGGAAGATGACAAGCAAGAAACCATACAAGAAACCATAGGAGGCAAGAATGGCAAAAACAAGTTGCTTTGCAAGAATGAGGTTTTCAGATGTTACGGCAATAGCAGATGCAAACCTTGCCATCTCTGGAAAACAGGAAATAGGATCGCTGGAACCATTTGAAAAAGATGATTTTATCTCTATTCCAGATTGGGGAACCATCGAGAAGAACCAATTTGTCTTAAATGGAGAAAAAGAAATCATGCCGGATGTACCGGAAAATGTTGCATTTTGGAGTTCGGAAAAATCTGGAGACGATTGCGCCTTTTTGAATGTACCAGTAATAACGGTAACATTTACAAAAAACCATTCGTCTGCAGGTATAACTTTATATTTTTCTGATGAGTATCCAGAGGAAATCGATATAACATGGTATGATCTTGCAGGAATAAAAATTACAAATAAGACCTTTTGCCCAGATAGATTAATATATTTTTGCAAAAAGCAAGTTGAAAATTACGGAAAAATTATAATTAAGTTTGTAAAAACTAAATTGCCGGATCGCTATATAAAATTACAGTATATTTTGTATGGTGAATATCTGGAATGGACAGATGCACTTATAATGTCTGCCAGTGTTCATGAAGAAGTGGACGAGACATCTGATACGCTTGCAATAAACACGGCAGAAATAAGTATACACGATGAACGGTATGATTTTGACATAGCTAATGCAGAAGGATCGTGGAAAAGTGTACAGCGAGATCAACCAATCTGGTTGACACAGACTAAAGACGGCAAAGAAATCGAAATGGGAACGTATTATATTGATGAGCAAAAATTTAGCGATAACATAGCGACTTTTTCGCTGGTAGACTCTGTTGGTAAAATGGACAGATACATATTTAGAGATGGAGAAGTGTATAAAAATGCAAAAGCTGGGAAAATAATGGAGTCCATATTCGTTGCAGCAGGAATTGATAAATATGAGATCGACTCTGACTTATATGATATATTGCTGTCTGGCCATTTGGAAATCCAAACCTGCAGAGAAGCTTTGAAAATGGTATGCTTTGCTATTGGTGCACTTGCGGACGACAGCCGATCTGACACTATAAGGGTTTATAAGCCTACACGATATGTAACAGAAGAAGTTGGTCCTGACAGAAAAATATATGGTACAACATCAATAGAGCTTGATGATTATGTCAGTGGTGTCTCAATAGAAAGCGCAACATACCTACTTCAAAGCGATGCGCAGAACCTTTATGACGATGATCTGCCATCGGGAGTATCCACGGTTGAATTTTCCTCTCCGTGTGATCCGGCGACTGTCTCCGTATCAGGTGGATCTTTGCGTGAGGCGAAACATAATTACGCTGTTATCAATATGGATGCAGCCGGTAAATGTACGATTACTGGGAAACAGTATGAAAAAAACACATTTAAAAAAATGTTGTCTAACGTTGTAAAGGGCGGAGAAACAGAGAATATAAAAGAGTATGGGACAATTACTCTTTACAATTCTGATCAGATTGCCGAAAAACTAGAATCTCTTTTATCCTATTTACAGCTTCGCAAGAAGTTAGAAATGCAATTTTTTGTGGATACTGAAAAGGTCGGGAATTGGCTTAATGTAAAAGACACAAAAGGAATGGCATCTACTACATTATTGGAATCCCAGGATATCGACTTGACTGGAGGATTTATTGGAACTGCTACATGCAGAGGATATAATACCGTTGTTACAACATTTTACTATACAGGATCGGAACTGTATGCTGGAGGTGATTTTTTGCTATGAATCTTGACCCGATCAATCCATATTGGACTGCAATTGTCAAAAAGTTGCAGCAGGAAAATGAGGAATTAAAAAAGAAAAATATGGAGTTGGAAGAAGAAGTGGAGGGATATCGTGAATCTGTGGCAAGAAGCAGTGACAGATCGGACTCAGACTGATGTGGACAAAGCTGTGCTCTATAATCAAACTGGTTGGAACAGCCTTACGGACGAACAAAAGGCAGAGTGGCTTGCAGGCATGAAGGGATCTCTTAACGAATCGGATTTGCTGAGAATCGAGAACAACATTCAGCTTTTAAGCGATGTATTAGAGCTGTCACTTGACACCTATGCAGATGGAATACCGGAGTTGGTTAATGAATCATATTTTGCGAATCTATTAAGTAATGTCCAGGCAATAAGAGACGCAGGAGCATACCATCCAGACACACCTGCAGTACCAGAAAAACCGGTTAATGATTATCAGAAAGTTAATAATATTGAAAAGATATTGGATGATATTTATCAAATATTATTAAATAACTTCCATTATTATGCCGGATCTGAAATATATGCTGGTGACGAATTTGGATTTTTATTATAGGAGAAAGACATGGGATTTATTAAAAAAATTTGGAAAGACCGTATCAGCGAATTTCCAACACGAAGATCACTCACAAAAACAGATGGAACATCTGAGTTGGTGACTGTTGCTAGATCTGAAGGAATGATTTCGGAAGAAGGTGACGCTTTTTCTGCAGAAAATATGAACGATTTTGAGAATCGAGTCGCAAATGGATTTAGTGAATTAACTGAGAATATCAATGGCCCTCTACTTGGAGCAGCTACTTACAGCTACGGAAAAGAGATCACAATGTCGTGGGCTGAATTATCTGCCAAGATTAAGACAGAGGATTTCTCCGGGTTACATATCGGAGATTACAAGGACATTGTTCTTTCAACCGGTGAAGAGGTACGGGTGGATCTTTCAGGATTTAATACCTACATGAATGTAGGTGATTCAGACATTCTAACTGATCCGCATTTGTATTTTACGTTCCGAGATTGTCTGAAGACAACGTATCAGATGAACTCCAGCAACACCAACACCGGAGGATACGCTTCTTCGGCTTTGGCAAAAACGGTCAATACAACCATTTACAACACCTTGCCTGCTGATCTCAAAGCAGTAATGAAAGAAGTTCGGAGAATGGATAACAACAAAAGCAACTGGGCATGGGCATCGAGAAAACTGTGGCTCCTTCAGGAAACAGAAGTTTTTGGCAGAAATAACTGGTCTGATGGTCTTGATGGCGGAGGCATCCAGCTTCCGATTTTTGCCCATTCATACCGTCATATCGTCAAAGGGCTTGGGAAAGGAGCTGCAGCAAGTGGTTCTCGTGCGAACTGGTGGTTGGCATCCCCGTACGCCCTCAACGACACCAACTTCTGCCTTGTCAGCAGAGACGGCTATGCCAACAGAGACGGCGGCGGCGCGTCCTACTCCTATGGCGTAGCCCCCGGCTTCATTATCGCTTGATCTTCTCATTTTGCATCTTCTCATTTAGTTCACAGTTAGGGCGGATTTCTCCGCCCTGCAGAGCTAAATCGAATATACAAATCTGAAGAATACAATCCTTGGATTTTTCTCAGCAATGTAATGTCTTCTTGTTACATCAGATCCTTTGTGTCCGAGATAACAACCGGAATCATCAGCCGTACCACCGCGCCGCACAATATTTGTTGCAGTAGTAGATCTAAAGAGCTGCGGATACACTCTTTTATTTATACCGCATCTTTTGGCTATGTCTTTGATTTCCTTGAAAATTCCACCTTTTCCAAGCACTTTCCTTTTGTCTCCAACAATATGCGTAAACAGCGGTTCGTTGCTGTCAAAAGATTGGTTCCTGTCCAGCACTATATATTCTTTAATGTATTTGATGGCTACACCGTCAAGAAACACCTGCCGGTATGTCTCTGTCTTTTTGCCGTAGAGTATCAGCTCTCCTGTATTCCAGTCAATTTGATTTATACGGACATATGGAATTTCTCCCTTCCTAGATGCGGTTGACCTGAGCCATTCTAACAGTGCCCGGTCTCTGCGATTCTTGCAGCCTTCTTTCAACTGCTCTACTTCTTCTGCTTTCAAGTATTCCACAGGCTTTGTAACTTCTTTAAATCGTTCGATTTCTTCCACCGGATTTTCAGATATAAAGTGTTGCTTCTTCATCCAAAAGAACAGGGCAAGCACCTTCCGCCGTTTGTTGTTCAACGACGATCCTTTGTTCCCTTCTTTCTTTTTACATCGCAAATAGTGTTCGATGTCTTCTTTATCCATTGCGACAAGTGGCTTACTAACATACCGGATCAGTTCCCTTGCAGTACCAAGGTAGGCTTTCATGGTCGATTCATTCAGAGAAATTGACCGCTTTAGCTCAAACAAATTTAAAATGTAATCATTGCTGTCGGTAACTGTGGCCGGAAGTGTTATTGCGTCTACGATCTCTACCTGGTACAGGCTCTCCGACAAAGCTTCTTCCAGAATTGCCAGCTCATTTTTCCCAAGATGATATTTCATTTTTAACAAAATTTCATTCCTAAATTGTTCTTTTTTCTGCATATGCGATCCTCCTCTCAAATCTTATAAAGTGGGTATTGTGGTAATTAAGTTGTAGCACATAATAATTTTATCAAAATACAAGGAGGAAGAGTATGAGAATCAATGTACATGCTGGACATAATCCGGCTGGAAAGGTAGCTTGCGGAGCAGTAGGCCTTATCAATGAGTCGACCGAGGCCAGAAGAGTAAAGGATGAGGTAATCAGTAAGCTTCGTCAGCTTGGTCATACTGTTTATGACTGTACAGTCGATAACGGTACCGGTCAGGCCGATGTGCTGAAAAAGATCATTGCGAAATGCAATGCCCATGCAGTAGATCTGGATGTTTCCATTCACTTCAACTCTGGAGCAGGAGATAAAGGTGGAAATGGAAAGACTACTGGTGTGGAGTGTTATGTCTATTCTGCTGCAAGCAAGGCAAAGGCATTTGCTGAGAAGATCTGCCAGGCAATCAGCAACCTGGGATTTAAGAACCGTGGTGTGAAGATCAGCCAGAAACTGTATGTGCTTAAAAAAAGTAAGGCACCGGCACTGCTGGTGGAATGCTGCTTTGTGGATGATAAGGACGACGTGCAGTTATACTCCTATGAGGAGATGGCTGATGCAATCGTGTATGGAATCACCGGAGAGCGCGTGCAGATTGCACCGGAAACGGATAGTGCAGAACAGGGTGAGGAAACATCCACGGGTGACAGAAAAGCTCTGTATCGTGTGCAGGTAGGCGCGTATAGCAGAAAAGAAAATGCACAGGCACAGGCTGACAAGCTGAAGAAAGCAGGCTTTGACGCAGTAGTCGTGCAGGCATAATTTTATGGTGCAGGTCATTACAATAGGGAATAAACTCTGATTGACATATCATCTATAATGCGATATAATCACAAACATTAAAGATTTGAGATGTCCTTATTTTGTCCTCGCCAATCGTCAAAAACGTTGATATTTCGGGCGAAAATGGTGTTTTAAGCACTTGACTTTTAATCAAGTTGTCCGGGGTTCGAATCCCCGATGCCTCACAAAAAAACCGTCACTCAGAAAACCTCTGAATGGCGGTTTTTTCTTGTATTCTCAATGTTTTTCGCGTCTTGAAAATCCCTAAAATTACAATTTTGAAAGTGCTTTAAGTAACACAAAATAAGCGAAAGTAAATGTCCAGATCGTGTCCTTTTTAACCCAAATGTCCAGATTTTGTCCTAAAATCCGATGGCAGATTCCACGGCTTCAGCGGTCTTTTCTTTGTCTTCTTGGATATGACTGTACACGTCCATAACCATCTTCTCCGTGTCTCCCATGATTTCCGCTATCTTTTTGATGGAGATCTTCGGGACCTGGTAGCACAGCTCCGTGCAGAAGTTGTGCCGGAACACATGAGAGGTCAGACCTGGAACCATATCAACCACCGAATTTCCACCAGCGGCAATGTTGATCTTATCCCGGATGGAATCCCACATGCGCCGGAATGATGATTTTGTCAGCTTGCCACCCCCCCGGACCTTCTGGATCAGATATCCGTTCTTACCGTGTAGGTACTCGCTCAGGAACTGGCAGAGGAAATCCGGCATTGGGATCTCACGGTATCCGTTATCCGACTTCGGGCCTTTTTCGATTGGATCATTGCTGACAAAGGTGACTGCCGTATGTACCCGAACCTTCCGGGTCTGCAAGTTGATGTCCGTCCGGCAGAGTGCCAGAGCTTCCTCTCTCCGCAGCCCAAGACCGTAGATCAGATACACGTAGCAGCGTTCCCGGTCCGTGAAGTCTGCCTTCTGTATTGCTTCCTTCTCCAGAGCTGTCAACGGCCGCTTCTTCGGTGCTTTATATTCCGGCGCAGAAATCTTCGAACAGATACGGTCATAGGCTTCCGCAGGCAATCGTGAGTCCCAGATCGCACTCTTTATGATCTGCTTAAATGCGACCTGAATCTGCTGGCAGGTGCGCGGGTGATCCGCATTATTATTTATCAGTTGCTGGAAGTGGATACGGGATACTTCCGACAGCTTTACTCCAGACAGGGCAACGATCTTCTTCTCAATAATATTCTCATACATAGCCTGCGTGTTCGCTTCCCTTGTCTGCTTAAAGGTCTTTTTCCATTGCTGTGCATATTCGTACACGGACATATCACTTGCCTGCGTAGCTATCTGCCCCTTCCGCAGTGACTCTTCCACCTGTTTCTTGACTGCTTCCACCTGATTCTCCAGATCTTTGCTGGACTTCTTACTGCACAGGTTCTGCCGGTGCTTCGTGCCGTCTTTGTTGTAGGTTCCGTCCCATACCTTCGTCCTGTAATATCCATCTGCTCCCATCGTATACTTTTTCTTTGCCATCCCGTTTACCTCCTGTTTTTGGGCATAAAAAATACAGCCGACTTTTTTCGACAATTTGTGACATTATCTCTTGCGTGACTGCATTCCAGGTGGTAATATATGGGTGTAGGTAAACACGCTGCACCGTGGTGTGCAGTCGGCTCCCTGTTGGCGCAGGGAGCTTTTTTATTATTTCGTGACTACAAATTTGATATCTTTGCTCTTCCAGAAATCCGGTGTGAATGATACTTCCAATCTCTGGTAATCTTCAGGAACTTCATAAGTTATGATCCCGTTCATTTTCTTCCCGGATGCAACATTTCCATCAAGTGTAACTTTTCCGTTACTATTGGATGCTGCTCCAGAAATACTCTGATTTACAGAATAATCATCGCAGTATGCTTCGAAGTTGAGCATGGAGCTGACTGTGATATCCCTGTCTGAATTGTTGGTAATCTCGAATGACAGATTGATATAAATGTTGCCAGCTTCTGGTGCCAGAAATTGCGTACCGTTAGATTCCTCTGCTGATACAAGCGTAACTTCCACATCATTCAGACTTGCTGTTTCCCCGACTGCAAATTCTGTCTTTTCCTCTTCTGTGGCTTCCGCTGAATCTCCGCTGTCTACTTTGGTGGGCTTATCGTCAGACGACAGCATAGATCCAAACGCTCCAATCAAAATAAGCAGTGCAAACACTATAAGAACAGTGCCTAGACAACCACGTGTCTTCTTTTTAGTGCTCTTTTCCTCCGCTTCTTTGCGTGTAGGTGCCCCGCAATTCGGGCATTTGTCTGCCTGATCGGAGATCTCCTTACCACACTCCGGGCAATTTGTAAGTGCCATAACACATACCTCCTTGATATATAATTTTTGGTATAATTTAGCATATCACATAATATAATTTTAGTAAAGATTAAGCAAAACAATATACATTTGCTACTTTTGATAGGAGGGAACACATGGACTACAAGAAAGAAATTATCGACATGGTGCAGAAGATAAATAAATTAGGCACGTTAGAATACTTGCATACATTTATAAAATTATTTTTAGAGAACTGGGGCTAATTGCCCCGATTCTCTATTTTGTAGAAAGCATGGAATCAATTAGATTTAAAACAATTTTCTGGTCTCGCTCGTTTAATAATGAGAATTTGGAAATCAAGTCAACGTCTTCTTTTGCCTGCGCGGAAGAGTCTTTCCTGGCACGATCCACATTAAATCCCATCAACCACGACTCCGAAACATTTAATGCCATCCCCAAAACAACCAGCTTTTCTTGACTTGGTTCTGTTTTTCCGGATACATATTGACTAATATCCGATTTGTTCATCTTTACATTGTACTTACGACAATAAGGAAGAACAAGATTAAGGATGTCTACTTGTCTCAGGTTTCGCTCGTCCATCAAAGCTCTAAATCTCTCTGACGAACTAACTTTTTCCATTGTGTATTCTCCTTTCGCTTTCTGAACATAATATAGCACATTTTGAACATAAGTTCAAGATGCAAAACAAAAAAGTTAAAAATATTGAATAAATGTATTGACGGCATGCGAATAAGGTGGTATATTATAAATAGTTCAAAACATTGAACATGAAAGGAGCGTGAAAAATGGCTTTTGATTATAGCAAACTCAAAGGAAAAATTATCGAGAAGTACGGAAGTCAAAGTTCTTTCGCAGATGCTATGGACTGGTCAGAACGCACATTATCCTTGAAACTCGGTGGAAAGCTCTACTGGAAACAGTCTGATATTTGCAAAGCTATTTTGTTGCTAGAACTTTCTGTTGAGGATATACAGGATTATTTTTTCAGAGAAAAAGTTCAAAATACTTAACTTTTAGAATGGAGGTGAGAACATGAATCGACTTGACGAGCCTGTGTTCACGGAGACAAGCAAAGAAAAAATCGTTGCGGTTCTTTACCAGGCTATGTTTGACGAGACAATACGGCTGAGAAAGTGCCGCAGCAAGGGAGAGAGGAAAGACATACGGGATTTTCTCACTTCAGCATGTCAGATATGTATACATCCAAATCCTGGAAATGAAGATCCAGATATTTTTCGAGAAAATATGCTGCAATTACGCCAAGAAACCAGTAAATGAGATTAATGATAGGCTTCGCGATTTCGGGAATCTCAATCTCTAAATTTTCAAGAATGCGAATCGGAAGGAAAATCCAATAAAAAGGATTTATACTTTCCAACATTCTGAATTTGTACACACCGATGGTTGTTTGAAAAATATTTTCCAAGGCATAATATGAATCCTTTTTGTGCAGAGAATTTGAAATGTAGTCCTTTTTGGCTTGATTAAGCCCATTGGATCTGACAGTAGAAATAATAATCTGCTGAGTTCCGGCAGAATTAAATAAGGATGTCGCAAAAGGACAATATTGAGCAAGATTATTCGGTTGTCTCCGAAAAATGCGGAAGATAACGAGAGTTCCAATAAGGCGGAAAAAATTTAATGTAAATTTTAAAGCAGCGATTCCGATTATGGCAAATAACAGCATATGAAGTCATCCTTTTTTAACATATTTTTACTAAAAGGATACCACAAAAATATGTGATTACAAGGTAACCAACAAGAGAGGAGGTAAAACAGTTGAGTAGATCAGATATCCAGTATCTATTTGATTATGTAAGAGATTTACAGAAACAGGTAAATCAGTTAAAAGTGGCAGTCCTTACCGGGAAAACAAATGGATTAGAGCTTCCAAATCCTATCCATTTAGAACCCGGCGAGAAAATACCACTCGGACATCTTGCAGATGATCTACTTGATACAGAATTTCAAAATGGTGGAAACGATACTTGTGATAAGAGCAATAAATGAGATTATGGTAGTCACTTTGAAACGGTAAGTATCTTCCCTATATATTTTCATTTCAACTTCGCCGTCCTGAGTGACCACATAGCCCTCATACCCACGTACAGGTTGCTTGTGCAAGAATCCTTTAGATGCTAAATATCTATACATTTCGTGATTCTCGGTATCTTGTGCGGTGGTTCCGTTGTTTTTGAGAACGGACTTCATTAACCGATATTGTTTCCAGGTTATCATTTTATACCTCCTTTCCCAAGGAGAGTATACCACACAGAAGGGAGTGAGTATATGTCAGAAAAAGAAAAAAGAATCATCGAAAAACTGAGAGAGAATATCCCGAAGATGTCAGACTTTGACAAGGGATACATTCTCGGCAAGACAGAGAGCTTTTCCGAGAAAAAAGAAGAGTGCAAAAAGAAGGAGTAGACCATGCAAGGTGAGGAACGCTTAATATTTGCGATCGTAGCGCAGGCGGTCAGAGATTACCAGAGAGCATTACGGTATCTCCGGTTGCCTGCCAGTAAGAAAACTGAATCTGGCGAGATCACACATGAGCGGTTGAAAAAGGATTGCGAAATATTCTTCCGATCCAAATGGTACTCGCAACTGTGCGATCTTGACGGCGATGAACTGATGGCAACCGTCAAGAAAAGATCGTACAACGGCAAGATACAGGGCCTGTCATGGTAGGAGGTGAGAAAGACGGAGTATCCGAAGAAAATTATGAAAGCCACCGAGATTGAGCGGCTGTATGGATACAGTCGAGGGAGTATATCCCGGCTGATCCATTATCCAGGGCAGGCATTTGCATTTAAGCTTCGACCGGAAAGTCGGAACTCTCCGGTACTGATCGAGACCGAGAAATTTGAGCGGTGGCGGCAGTCGAGGAAGTGAGAGGGAAAGGCTTGGAGCCGTGCTGAAAAGGAATTGCTGGGATATGAACGGCACTGAAATGGAAAAGCATAGATAGCTTAGAAGCGGAAGAGCAAGTAGATGAGAATCAGATCTGCGCTGTGAGAAGGAACTGAATTTATAAGCGAAGAGATGGAAAAGAGATGCTTAGCTTTGAGTCGAAATGGCAGGGCAAAGATAGCTTAGAGACGGAAGGGCAAAGCGGTGAAAAGAGTGTGATTCGCACAGCGGTGAGATGGAGAGGCGAGTAAGTGCAGGGCGAAGGAAGTGCGATCAACAGCGAAGTGTTGAAAAGGAGAAGAGAAGCAAGGTTTCGATAAGAAATGGAAAAGCAAAGAAGTGCCTGGAAATGTAAAACAAACAGGAGGTAAGAAAGTGAAGGAATTAAGAGTAAGAGTAACATTTTTGGAGGAAGTGCTGGGTATGACCTGTGCTGACAAAGAGATATACAAGAAGTATATCGCATCACAGGCACCGGACGCACCAAGTCTGGCGGAAGAGGTTGAAGCACTCGGAGAAGATGAGGTGTTTGAGAAATCCACCACTATTTTTCCGAGAGACGAGCAGGGACGGAAAATCTTCTGGGACTACCAGATCAAAGGATTTTTCAAGGATGCTTGCGGTATGCTCCGTAAGGTATCCGGTTCCGAGAGTGCAAAGATCCGGGCATACAAGAAAGAGATTGATGGTTTGATCTTTGTGAAAGAGAGAAAGATCCCGATCACAGAAGCTGGAGAAAGTGATCTGTGCCAGAGACCGCTGAGAGGAAGCACACCGCAGGGAGAACGCATTGCCTTGGCAAGTAGTGAGGCAGTACCAGAGGGAAGCTCCATTGAATTTACCATCCAGATGATGGTAGACGGTCATGAGAAGGTTGTCAGAGAGTGGCTCGATTACGGAGAGTTCCGGGGCATGGGACAGTGGAGAAATTCCGGCAAGGGCCGTTTTAAGTGGGAAGAATTATAGGAGGGACTTATGCGTACAAATGTCAAAACATGGAGTGAAGCACAGGAGACACTGGCTACTGAGGTCATTGGAAAAATGAAGCACAAGATACTGTTCTGGAAGCGGCTGTGCCTGATGTTTGCACTGGTGTGGCTGGTAACGTTGGGAGTTATTGCATATGAGATTGCTGTGGATGCTGTTTGGCGGTTTTAGCTTTTGCCTGTTTACCTACGGGATGCTGTGGACGGCAGAAGCGATATGTGACAACAAGGACATACCGTTGGCCGTTGTGACAGCGGTAGGAGGGCTTGCCTGTGTGTTTATCACAGGAATCATTTACGAGGAATATGAGTTATGAGAGATAACAAGTGGGTAATCATCCTGCTGGTATGCCTGATGATCTGGGCAGTGGTGCTGGCGGGAGTATTGAGAATAGGAGGATGAACATGTTTAAGGTAATCGAAGACAAGGTTCTCATTACCAGAAGTGAGTTTGAAGATTATATGCAGCTCAAAATGGCAAGAAAGATGATCGACAGCGCATCAGTATCCAAACAGTATCTGGATACAGGACTTGCCCGCATGGCTCTGGGACTGGATGCAGTAAAGGAAGAGGATCATGTGGAAGTATAAATGCGATGGTTGCGGTTGCAACCTCGATCCGGGAGAGGGACTGCTGTGTGAAGAGTGTCGAGCCAGGATAAGAGAACGGACAAGACGAGGCAGGCAGTTAGATAAACTGCTGGATACAGAGAAACCGCAGATCCGGCTGAAGTTGGAGGAGATGGCATGTGTGTAAAAGAACCGTATATCCTCTGCGATGAATGCGGTGGGAAGATCTACAAGGAAACTGATAAATATGAGCAGGATGACTGCTACGAGATTGACGGATACAGGCTGTGCGCTGATTGCGTGATGCGGTATCTGAGAAGGGAACACAGGGTGAGGTTAAATGGTTGATTTTGGACAACTGGCAAGTGTGGACGTGAGCAAGCACGTTGAGAAAAAAAACGGACTGAACTACCTGTCATGGTGCTGGGCATGGTCGGAGATCGTAAGAAGATATCCGGATGCCAGATACGAGATCCAGATGTTTGACGGAAAGCCATATCTTGAAGATCCGGACCTTGGCTACATGGTTATGACAAAGATGGTTGTTGACGGAGTAGAGCTGACCATGTGGCTGCCGGTGATGGACGGAGCCAACAAGGCCATGAAGTCCGAGCGTTATACATACCAGGTAAAAGAGTACAAGAATGGAAGCTGGACAGGCGGATACATTGAGAAACCGGTGGAAGCGGCAACCATGTTTGACGTAAATACAGCAATCATGCGGTGTCTGGTAAAAAACATTGCCATGTACGGTCTGGGGCTTTACATCTATGCAGGGGAAGATCTTCCACCAGCAAAGCCAGCCGGAAAGACCAGACTTGAGAAGATTGAAAAGCTCTGCAAAGAGCTGGACGTAAACATCGAAATGATGTATCGGAAGTATGGTGCAGAGTATGGCGGAGAACTCAGGGAAGATGTGGCAGACGTGATGATTAAGGTGCTGGAGACAGCCAAAGATAAAAAGAAAAAGGATGATGCTGAGTGCACACCATAGCAGAGATCCAGAAAGTAAAGCAGACAGCAGAGGGAACGGATCTGATCATCCATATTCCGAAACTGCAACTGCAGGACATGCTCATGGAGAAGCGGATCCGAAAGTCGGAGATCCGATTTGATGATGGTCGGACAATCTCCATCGAACAGAGGAAGAAAGCATATGCCACGATAAAGGATATTGCAGAATACGAGGGAAATCCTCCAGAGATCGAAAAAGAGCTGATGAAGTATCAGCACATGATCAATACAGGATGTGATTACTTTTCCTTGTCAGACTGCACGATGGATACCGCAAGGGAATTTATCAATACCCTTATGGAGCATGCCATTACAAACGGCATTCCGTTGGCTGAAATGGGAGTTGAGAGGACAGACGATATCGGAAGATACCTGTATTACTGCTTGAAAGCAAAGAAATGCTGCGTGTGCGGTAAGCCTGGCGAGATCCACCATGTTGACACGATCGGCATGGGAAACGACCGGCGTAAGGTTGATGATTCCGAATACCGGAAAATGTGTCTTTGCCGTGAACATCATACGATGTGGCATAACTTAGGCGATGAGCGGTTCCAGAAGATGTACAAGGTCTATGGAATCGTAATAAAAGATCAGTTACCTCCGGGCGATAATATATCACACAAAAGCCCATGATGGATATATCTTCAAGATTGTTTCTCAACCGGCGGCTCAGACCGCCGGAGAAAGGAGACGGATGAAGGACAAAAAGAAAGCTGCTGAGGATCTGTTTTACCGGATTGGCTATGGGCGAGAGTCCAGAGTCGAGAGACCAAGGAACAGAGCAGTGGACAGAAGCCTCCGACGGATGATTGGTGAATGGAATGAGCATAGCGACAACGACACGATCATCAATGTCGGGGATGGTTATTACAAACCAAGATTAAGTATTCCGGATGAAAAGCTGGAATGCAAGCAATATATAGCGCAAGAGACTGCCAGAGCATATAGGGTACTGGACAAGATCAAACCTATGTGGGCGGCATTTGAAAGGATGGATAAGCATGGTAAACGGGAAGAAGAAGGGGAAAGCCGGGGAGCTGGAAGTGGCGAGAATTTTACGCAGCTACGGTTACCCTTGTAGAAGGGGTCAGCAGTATTCTGGAGCCAACGGTGATGCTGATGTGGTAGGTCTCCCCGGAATCCACATCGAAGTCAAGCGAAGAGAGCGTCTTGACCTGTACAGTGCCATTGAACAGGCGAAAAGAGACGCGGCGAAGATCGGAACCATGCCCACGGTTATGTGGCGTAAAAACGACCATGAATGGCTTGTGACGATGCCTATGGAAGCTTGGATGCAGCTCTATCAGAAAGCAGGCCTGTAGGTGGATGCCTATGGGTGGACATATCAAGATAGATCGCCGGATCCTTGAGTGGGAATGGTATTCGGACATAAACACTTGTCGGCTGTTTATCCACCTGCTGCTGAAAGCCAACTGGAAGGACGGCAGGTTCCAGGGCACTGAAGTGCCGAGGGGATCGCTAGTAACATCATATAACAGTCTGGCGAAAGATACAGGATTGTCGGTAAAGAACGTAAGAACTGCATTAAATCACCTTGAAACGACAGGGGAAGTGGCAGTCAACCGGCACTCAAAATTCAGCGTAGTTACAGTAAAAAACTACAATGTGTATCAGACAGATGGCACAGTAACCGGCAGTCAAGTGGCAGTCAAACGGCAAGCAACCGGCAGTCAACCGGCAACAATAGAAGAAAGTAAGAAGGAAAGAAGGAAAGAAAGTAATAATAATACTCCTTCTGCGCCGGACGATAAATCGCCTTGCGCCGGAAGCTTCCTCCTGAACGATGGAACATCATACGAGATCACGGAGAACGACGTGGAGAATTTCCAGCAGCTCTATCCGGGGATAGATGTACGGCAGGAAATCAGGAACATTACTGGCTGGTGCTTATCGAATCCCAAGAACCGGAAGACGAGAGCCGGTGCAAAGAGATTTTTGAATGGCTGGTTATCGAGGTCACAGAACGCAGCAAGACCGGAGAAGAAGACGGGAGCCAAGCCAACAGGATTCAGCAACTTCCAGCAGCGCGATTATGATTTTGACAAGCTGGAACGGGAGCTGTTGGAGAGCCAGAAAGGATAGAAAGATGGCATATATCACACATGTATACGACCTTTATTGTGAAGACCGGCTGATTGGTCAAAGCAAGGCAGCTGGTCAGATAGCAAATCTGATGGGGATTCCCATTGGGGCAGTAACAGTATACGCGCAAAATGGAACATTGGTGGACGGAAGATACAAGATCGTCCAAAAGAAGGAGAAGGCCAAATCCCATCTTGCCTATGTGCTGGAGGACTGGGACAAGCTCATAGAACCATTCCAGCATGTGGTTTGGGTGAAAGAGTTGGGACCAGGCGTGAAGAAATTGGAGGTAAAATCGGAATGAAAAAATTTGAATTCACAGCAGAATATGAGACCAATATTTTTGGAAAAAAGCTATTCAGAATCAAGGCTCTGGTAGCGTTCGGTGATGTTGAAGAAGGAGACCTGGGAGGATTTATTGAGAAAGAATCTAACCTCGGCAATGATGGTAATGCATGGGTCTACGGTGATGCACAGGTCTACGGTGATGCACGGGTCTCCGGTGATGCACGGGTCTCCGGTGATGCATGGGTCTACGGTGATGCACAGGTCTACGGTGATGCACAGGTCTACGGTGATGCACGGGTCTACGGTGATGCACGGGTCTCCGGTGATGCACGGGTCTCCGGTGATGCACGGGTCTACGGTAATCTGGACTATGCAACGGTTGGAGGTTTTGGCAGTGAGCAGCGGACATCTACATTCTTCATCCGTAAGGATGGAGCGATAGGTGTCATATGTGGATGCTTTTGCGGAACCATTGAACAATTTAGAGCGAAAGTAAAGGAAACGCACAAAGACAGTAAATACGCACAGGAATACCTGATGATCGCGGATCTGATGGAATTACATTTTGCAGGAGGAAAAGATGATGAACGATAATATGGCAGTTAAACCAAGTGATGAGATGAACCTTGCCGAGGTGGTGGTGAATACAGGAGAAATTCTGACCGGAATTGAAAGTCTTGTGTGTGATATCGGCAGAAGACTGTACGGATATGATATGGATCAGAAAAACGTTGAACAGGTAAACTGCATGTAGCAGGCACTTGTTAGCAATCGCGAGAGATTAGCCGAAATCCGTAACAAGCTGGAGGTTATTTGCAGGAGGCTCTAAATGACACAGAAGATGGTGAGAACCAGTAACTCATTCTGCCGTCAATGTGCCTATGGGATAGACATGGGCGGAAAGACAAGGGTTGACTGCAATTATTATCTGGATACCGGACAGCGGCGGAATTGTGATGTAGGCTGGTGCGACAAGTATCAACCGAGGAAAAGGAAGAAGAAATGAAGAATAAAGAGAAGTATGCGGAAGAACTGATGGAGATTGCAATATCTGGATATAGCGTTGCCGTTATCAATGGAAAACCAGCGAGATGCGGCGCGACAAATACAGATTGCAAATTGTGCATCGGAAATAAACCAGGTTATTGTAACCGTGAAAAAGTGAGAGAATGGGCGGAATCTGAATATGTAGAGCCATCGGTAGATTGGAGTAATGTGCCGGTAGATACGAAAATTCTTGTGAGTCAAGATTCTGAACTTTGGTATAAAAGATATTTTTCAAAGTTTAAAAATGGGAAAGTATATGCATTTTTTAACGGAGCCACATCGTGGAATTCTGCTGATGGCGATACTGATTGGAAATATGCAAAATTAGCTGAAGAATAGAAAATGAAAGGAGTGAGAGGTTTGCTGGCCAGCGTGAAAGAGCTCTTTACTCCGTAGAAAATGGAATCAGTACAAGAAAGAATGGAACGGCTGGGAACGTATGAAAAGATAGCATCCTTCATGCAAAAGGAAAAGCAAGATTATGCTTTTAAGCGAAAATACGCACAGATCCGGGCAGAGGAATTTGCCACGGAATGCGATGGTCGTGGACTGAACTACCATGTGTCAGTCGGTGGATTGGACAGTATTGTTTTATACCTGTTTTTGCATGAGGTTTGCAATATCAACGCACCGGGCGTGAGCGCATCTATGCTGGAGGACAAGTCAATCCAGAGGGTGCATAGGGCACTGGGGATCATTCGGGTACCACCGCTGAGAAGAGATGATGGGAAGCTTTGGACGAAAGCTAGGGTGATACAGGAATTTGGATTTCCGGTGCTCTCGAAGGAAATCGCCGGGAAAATCGAGTTGCTACAGAACCCAACGGAGAAAAATAAGACAGTCCGGCATGCAATCATCACCGGCGAGACTGGAGAATATGGTGGCTGGCAGAAGGACTCCAACATGAAGTTGAAACAACGGTGGCTGGAGCTGTTTGGTGGATATGAAAACGAGAATGAAGGTTGCAATTATCAGAAACCGGATTTCTTGGTATCTTCCAAGTGCTGCTATTACCTCAAAGAGAAGAACTGTGAAAACTGGGGAAAAGAACATAACAGTGTTCCGTACCTTGGTCTGATGGCATCCGAGGGCGGCAGACGTGCCAAGAGCCTGCGGATGAATGGATGTAATTACTTCGGAAAGTCAACCATCAGATCAGCACCGTTTGCAATCTTCCACAGACAGGATATTTTGACCTTGGCTCTGGAGATGGACCAGATGTGGAAAGATGGATTGAAAGAAAAGTACCATGAAAAGCTTCTGGAGGAAGAAAAGATTGCAGAGAGCTTCCAGATGCCGGACAGCATTATTCCGGAGATCTACGGATCCATCGAAAGAAAACCAGACGGAACACTGTATACCACAAAGGCACAGCGTACCGGTTGTTCAATGTGTGGATTCGGAATCCACATGGAGAAAAGACCTCACCGGTTCGATATGTTGTACAAGGAAAATCCGAAAGAATGGGATTACCTGATGTTCCATATGTGCAAGGACGCTGATGGAAATGACTATGGTTGGGCGAAGGTACTTGATTATATCGGCGTTGATTGGGATCCAACTACGATTGGTGGGAACTGTAAGGGACAGATGAGCCTGGAAGAATTTATGTAAAGAAAGGAGATTACAAATATGGAAACAGGAGCAAGACCAAGAGGAACTGATGGCGCGAAAGTTATTCAGGTGATTGAGACAAAATCGCTTATGGGAAGGGAATTAAACAAGAAGGATAAGTGTAGAGAGGTAAAATAGTATTGGAGTTTTGAAGGAGTGCTATTAGCTGAGAATGATCCATGCACAAAAGAAATAGAGTAGTTTCCTACTCCGTTTTCTTACGTGCTGATTGTTTGGTTTCATCAATGCCTATTATAGCATCATAGAGAAGTTCTTGCTCATGGCGATTGATATACCATTGTTCAAGAAGATGCTCTGTAAGTTTGATAAGCTTTTGTGCCTCATCTACGTCTATATCAATAATTAAGTTGATATCCTTTTCCATGTGGGCACCGATATTTCCAATTCGACGAACACCATCAATTACACGCCATTGTGTGACCGGTATTTTGTCTTCGAGTTCTCCAATAGCTTTTGAAAGATTGGTCTCTTTTATATTCCAAAAGTCACGGATCATTCCTTGGAGACAACGTCGCGACAATGTTGCAGATGCCTTTGGACTTAACGTGACGATGGCACATGCCTCTTCATAATCCTGACGAATTGCTTTTGGTATGTAATTTGGAAATTGTTTTGCTAGTGATTGAGGTTTAAGAATAGTGTTGATATCTTTGACGGATGGTCCCACTCCTTTCGCAAAAACAGTATATTGATTGCAATTAGGACATTTATAAAAACTAAGTTCTAAGTTTGAATCAGTGATTTCCTGGATATTGCATGGATATATAAATCCTGTTTGGGATTCGAAACTTACATTTCGCTTACATAATGTAGCATCAGAGATTGCCATAGAAGATGAACAAAAGGGACATTGAAAGCTGGACATAATTACCTCCTATAAATTAAAACTACTATTATTATACAGCAGTAAAAATAAATCTACAACTATAGAAAGGAGCCGAACCTCCGGCCGGGGTAACGATATATCGGGTTCCTTAAGAAAATAATATGAGCAAATCAAGATACACAAAAACCAAAGCAGCAGGACAGCTGGTAGGTATGAGCAGATACGGGAAACAGTTCGGACAGCAGGCACATTTAGTGCCTACTGAGAACCGGCAGATGAGGAGAATACGAAAAGATGATTCACGGTAAGTTGATAGTAGATAATTTTGCTGGTGGTGGCGGTGCTTCCACTGGTATTGAGCTGGCAACAGGATACAGTGTGGACATAGCCATCAATCATGATCCAGAAGCCATCCGAATGCACAAGATGAATCATCCTAACACGAAACATTATTGTGAGGATGTATGGCAGGTAGATCCAGTAAAAGCCTGCAATGGGAACCCAGTAGGTCTGGCATGGTTTTCACCGGACTGTAAGCATTTTTCAAAAGCTAAAGGCGGTAAGCCAAAGGACAAGAATATCAGAGGTCTGGCATGGGTAGCATGCCGATGGGCGGGACTTGTGAGACCTAGAGTTATCATGCTGGAAAATGTGGAAGAATTTAAGACCTGGGGACCGTTAAACCGGAGCCATAGACCGATTAAAAGTAAGACAGGAAAAACCTATCAGAAGTTCATTCAACAGTTGAAGGAGCTTGGATATGAAGTACAGACAAAGGAGCTTGTGGCAGCAGATTACGGTGCACCGACTATGAGAAAAAGGTTCTTTCTGATCGCCAGGTGTGATGGAGTGCCGATTATGTGGCCAGAGCCGACACATGGACCGGCAGACAGTGAAGCGGTAAAAGCCGGCTTGTTAAAGGCGTATGTTGGAGCTTATACACAATTTGATTTTTCTTTACCATGCCCTAGTATTTTTGATACTTCAGAGGAAATCAAGGAAAAATACGGGATTCGGGCGGTTCGACCATTGGCGCAGAAGACAATGGAGCGGATTGCACGTGGTCTGAAAAAATTTGTTCTGGAGAATCCGGAGCCGTTTATTATCCAGTGTAACCACGGGGGTGAGCGTAGACCGAATGATATCAGAGAGCCGATGCCAACCATAACCGGAAAACATGGCTACGGAATTGTGAATCCAGTGATGACTCCGATAATTGATAAGGCATATGGTGGAAATTATGCAGGGAGCGGTAGCAAGGTAGATGATCCAATAGATACAATTACCACGGTTGATCATAACAGGTTGGTTGTTCCTACTCTGATTCAGTATCATTCGGAGACAACAAAGGATGAAGTGAGAGGGCAAACTATCACAGATCCAATCATGACTGTAGATGGTTCAAATCGTTACGGATTGGTTGCATCATTTTTAAGCAAATTTTATAAGAGCGGTACTGGGCAGAATATCAGGGAGCCATTACATACTGTGACCACATCGCCTGGGCACTTTGGGGAAGTCAGAGCATTTTTAATTAAATATTACGGTGATTGCACCGGACAGGATATCAAAAAGCCACTTGATACTGTTACGACCAAAGATAGATTTGGGCTTGTGACCATTGCAGGGGTAGATTATCAGATTGTTGATATCGGGCTGAGGATGCTGGAACCAAGAGAGTTATATGGATGCCAGGGTTTTCCAAAAGACTACATAATAGATCATGATTACACCGGAAAGATATATCCGAGAGCAGAGCAGACCGGTCAGCTCCGGTTTGCGTAACTCAACTTAACTCGAGTTAACTCAATTAACGAGTTAAATTAACTCAACTGATGAATTGGAGAATGGGAAATGAATATTACAATTGATGATTATGGACTGGAATGGGAGCACAGAGATGGAATCAAGCATAAAGCTGGCTACGATGATCTGATAGAGGCATATGAGCAGAGCCGGTGGATTCCGGTAAGCGAACGACTGCCAAAGCCAGAAGAGGAAGTCCTTGTAACAGCGGTTTGCCGGTATGGGGAAAAAGTCTGCAAATATATAGTTGCTCCGGCAATATACGAAGATGGAACTGTGCTTGAATGCGATAGCACGTGGATCTGGGAAGACATAGATGGTGAATGGGATGAAGAAAACGATTGCCAAATCATACCGGAAGGTTGGTGGGAAAACCGAAGATACAATCCGGAGTGCACATACAACTGCCCTATTGACGACGAAGTTATAGCCTGGATGCCACTGCCGGAGCCGTGGAAAGGAGAATGAGCATGCCGAGTAAAATAGTGAGAGTGCTGTATGAATGCAAGTACTGCGGGAAAGAGTTTGAGTTTTGGGATGAATGCAATGAGCACGAGCAGTCACACATTCGCGATTACAAGCAAGCAGATACACAGGAAATTATCGAGGAATTAAAACAGTTAGGGGAACGCGCTTATAGCTACCATGTAGGATATCTGACGGTTGGCATACCGCCGAGTAATTTTGAAAGCCTGATGGTTGAAGCGGCTAAGAGGCTGGAGGAGGGAAGAACTGATGGAGAAACTTAAACCGTGCCCGTTCTGTGGGGGAGAAGCACGTATAAACTATGAGCGAATACCGGGAGAAGATAAAGGGTATTGGGCGCAGATTATCTGCAATGTTTGTCACGGAAGAAGTGGTGGAGTATGGGCAGGATCATATAATGCCGCTGAGAGAAAAGAGGTAAAAGCATGGAACAGGAGGGTGAACGATGAAGGTGTTGATTGATATTCCAGAAGAATTTGAGATTGATTATCATACTGACCGCTTCAGAGATTTTTTTGAGCGAGCTGTAGCGGACATGGATGTTATGTGTGGAACATATGAAAGAGAAACTGCTGATGCGCTTGCAAAAGCATTTGAAGAAAGTGGGGTATACGATCCGGACAAGGTTGTGGAGCAGCTGGAAGAACGGACAACATTCTTGAAGGAATGCACAAAATATGGGAACAAGGATGCGGAACAGCAGGGAAAGTCATATGCCACCATGATGATGTATGAGGTTGCATACTTGGTAGATGATCTGCTGGAAATCGTGAAAGGCGGTGGAGTAGATGGCAATTAAACCGATTTTATTCAATACCGAGATGGTGAGAGCAATTCTGGACTGGCGGAAGACCTGTACCAGAAGGATTGTGAAAGATGACATTCCGGATGATGCAGTATGGGGATATACCGCTTTTACGCCTAAAGGGTACATATCGTGTAGAGGTACATTTGCAGATGGGTATGGAGAGAAATTTTTTAAGTTGCCTTGCGAGCCGGGCGATATCCTGTATGTCCGGGAAACATGGAAAAAGGCGCCGAACGGATACTATTACTACGAAGATTGGCAAAGAAATGACATTGCCGATGTTACAAAGTGGCACCCATCCATCCATATGCCGAAAGGAGCCGCACGTATCTGGCTTAAGGTTACGGATGTGAGAGTGGAGCGGTTGCAGGATATGACAGACGATGATGCAGAAGCAGAGGGATGTTTCGATTATACATCAACAGCACTTGGTTTTCCAGATGTATGGGATTCCACCATCAAGAAATCTGATCTTGACAGTTACGGATGGAATGCGAATCCGTGGGTTTTTGTGATCGAGTTTGAGCGGTGTGAGAAACCGCAGGAGGTGTGACATGGCTAAACGTTGCATCAGAGAATGTGTATACGGATCAACCGAGTGCTGCATTTGTTGCCCGTCATCTGAAGATTGCAGCATTCAGTGCGAGGATAAGGACAGCTACGAATTTGCAGAGGACTGCCCGGAATATGTGGAGGATGAGGTATGAGAGAGGGTAGATATTTATGCCGCGCAAAGCGGAAGAATTGGAGTGAATTACCAAAAGAGCAATGGTGGGTAGATGGGTATTATGTCGAGTTTCCGGTAGGAAATATTGCAGCAACAATCGTTGCAAATGACAATGGGGTGGTATGTGAAGATACAGAAAGCTATATTATCAGCATCTTTACAAAACAGCACAGTAACTATTCTCCCGGTTTTCCGTTAGAAATTGTTGAATGCGAGTGGCATGAAATAGATCCAGAAACTGTCTGCCTGTACACGGGGCTGACCGATAAGAAAGGTAAGAGGATTTTCGAGGGCGATATCTTAGAGGGGCACTTGGATGATAAATTCCCGGAAGATGTTACCAGAGAAAAAGTAATATGGCATGAAAGCGGCTGGAAAACAGAAGAACCGGGATGCGACAATAAAGAATATTTGGATGAGTTTGATACAGAAAACTTTGAGGTAGTCGGTAACGTATTTGACAACCAGGAATTGTTGGAGGTGTGAGATGGAGAATAAAGAAAATAAAATTATCCTTGAATGGGAGACGAAAATCGAAGAGGTAAAAGATGAATCGCGGTTGACGGCAATGTATTGCTTTAAGTCTTGTTCGGTCAATGTTTATTAGTGAGGTGGTAGTATGACATTAGAAGAAGCAATTAAACATACAAAAGATATAGTAAAAGATGTCAGTGAATGTAACGACTGTAGGATGGAACATAAACAGCTTACAGGATGGCTGGAAGAATTGCTGGCATACAGAAAAATGGACAAGCATGAACGGCTCCTGCGGTTGCCGTGCAGACCAAATGATATTGTGTATCGGATCAATAAGGAAGTAAGAGAGCCGATTATCCGAATGAGTGTAGAGAGAATCGTGCTTTTTGATAATTCATACGCGTTGGAAGTTACCGATAAATATGGAAGACATCTTCTTTTTATGGCGGACGATATTGGAAAGGTGCTGTATATCACTAGAGAGGAAGCAGAAGCCAAGCTGAAAGAGATGGAGGAAAGCCATGATTGATGAAGTTTTTAATGTGATGAAGTGCTTTCCTGGAAGCTACATAAATCAAAACAGAGAGCTGATTTTATCAAAAAAAGGAAATGTATGTTTTACAGCAAGAAACTGTAAAAGCGAATTGCATATTATCTGTAAGCTGTTGGAATGGTGTTCCAGACCCATAGCAAAGGGCGAACCGTATGCCAGAAAGGACAGCAATGAAAAGTGGCGCAGGACGCTTCTGGATGGCTACAACAAGTATCTCAGAACAGAATTTACACAGGAGGAAATGTACTGGATCTACGATAAGTTGGGAAATGCAGTAGATCATGAATTAACAATCAAATTCATAGAAAGCGGATATGATTTGAAACTTTTATATCCACAGAAGGGAGGAAAGCCATGAAGGGGAATGAAGTAAAAAATCTGTTGAGAGATATGCAGGAGTATCGTGAATTAACAGATCGTGTGAAAGCTATTTACGGCGATCAGATGACTCTGAAAATTATGGTGGATGTGATGGAGAATGTTATCTGGGATCCGGGTTACAAACATCCTGTAATTGCAAGAATACTGACATGCAATGAAGCTGTCATGTGGGATGAATACCGGAAAATCGGGACGCCGGAAGAATGCTTGCGGAATAAAGATTTCTTGGATTTCCTTTCGGACAAGATGGATCCTGACGATTTTGAGATGTATTTACACATTTATAATTCACTGGATGAGAAAGGCAACAATAATGACGGAGAATGAAGCAAAAAGATTTATGATGATTGAAAAAGAATGTATAAATCGTGATTGCAATAGAGACTGCGTAAAATGCGATATTGTGCAGACAGTAGACAATCTCAATAATGCATATGATATGGCAATCAAGGCACTGGAAGAAATTCAGCAGTATCGCGCAATCGGCACCCCAGAAGAATGCCGGGCGGCGGTAGAACAGCAGATACCAAAAAGACCTACACTGTGTAAGAGTGATGAACAGACCACAAGATACACAGCGGACTATAGATGCCCAAAGTGCAATGGGATGTTCACAGGTACAGGCATTGCGAATTATTGCTATCATTGCGGTCAGAGATTAGATTGGGAGGAACTTACATGACAGACTATGAAAAAGGCTATGAGCGTGGCAGGGATGAGATCCTTGCCATGAAAGAGAATGCGGACGGCTGTTGCGGCTGCGCATTTGAGCATGTGGAGTCTTGGGAGCTGCCATGCCGGAAGTGCAAAAGAAACAGTAAGGATTACTGGAGAAAGAAATGTGATCTGGATGAGTGATGATTACTTTGACGACTACGACATCTGCTACGAATGCACCGGCTATGGAGACAACTACTACGAGGATGATGACGGGGAGCTGGTGTGCAGGTGCCCGGAGTGTCCGAATAGCAGAGAGGATCTGATGGAAGATGTCTAAGGTTGTTTTGATTATAGATGAACCGGAAAAATGTACGGAGTGCATAGCTTATCATCTAAGCACATGCGGGCGAATATGCCAAGCAACAAAAAAGAAAATTAACACAAAAACGGGAAGACCCAGATGGTGTCCCTTAAATGGCATTTTGAAGGAAAAGCAATCAGAAACGACAGAAATTTAGAGATTTGGAGGAAAGCATATGCGGACACGGGAAAAGAGCCTTGTGGATCACGGAGTCTGGCCGGAGGATATAGAAAAGTTATATGAATACTGCAAGCATCTGAGCCGGGAGGAATCACTGCTACTTTTCCAGTGCTGCATATCTTCTGCATACGGGCTGGAAGTACCAGTATACGACAGTCTCACGACAGGAACTGGGTATAAGACCCAGATCAAGCGCGGACGGGCGATATTAGCAAAAGCGGATGATTTCTACGCATATAAACGCAAGGTTGCGGAGCAGTTTTACAGGTTTTTGCGAATGGAAGGGAAAATGTGCTGATAGAAAGATGCGGAAAAGGGGTGATAATGGAAAGAGATGAGAAATCCTAATCAGATTATAAAGAAGTTGCAACGGGCATTATTAACCAAGCAGTTGCAGATAAAGATAAATACAAATCAATTTTACAGTAAAGAGCAGAATCGAATGATAACCATGTACACCATATCTACACCGGTGTTGATGCCGGTGAGGGAGGAGTGGAAGACAAAAGACTATGAAATCATGCATACAGCGTCACAGTATGATGTGATTATGACTCTTAAAGAGATATGGGAAGCACTGGAAGACTGGTAATGGCAGGTGGTGATGGATGGCGAATCTTACGCCAAAGAGGGAAGCATTTGCGAAAAACATCATAAAGAATGGCGGTAATGCAACCGATGCGGCGAGGCAAGCGGGATATAAGAAGCCAGCGCAGGAAGGATGCAGGCTGTTGAAGAATGCTGACGTGCAGGAATATATTGCCGAGCATCAGGCTAGAATCGACAAAATCAACGGCACTGATATCATGTCTTTAGCTGATATCCAGAAGCGCAGGACGCAGATTGCGAAAGGTGAAGTCAAAGATTCCTTTGGCTTCAATCCTGCGTTTGGGGAACAGCTCAAAGCCATGTCAGATCTGGAAAAGGCATTAACCATCAAAGAGCAGAGAGAAGAGCAGGCAAAGGCAGAAGAAGCCGCCAGAAGCGCAGGAGAGTACCACATGGACCTTGATGTGATTGCAGATGTATTCCATCCGATGATCCGGGATATCCGGCGCGGAAAGCATACAGAATATATTCTCCCAGGCGGTCGAGGATCCACAAAGTCCTCTGGAATATCATGCATCATCCCAGAGCTGCTGAAAAATCATCCAGATATGCATGCGCTTGTGTTGCGAAAAGTCGGGAACACGATCAAGGACTCCGTGTATGCACAGCTCAAATGGGGAATCTCTAAGCTAGGTCTTGATTCCGATTTTAAGTTTAAGACAAGTCCATTTGAGATTACATATAAACCTACCGGGCAGAAGATTTACTTCCGCGGTGCTGATGATCCGCTGAAGATTAAATCTATCAAGCCGGAATTTGGATATATCGGTATTGTATGGTTTGAAGAGCTGGACCAGTTTGCGGGTCCGGAAGAGATTCGAAACATCCAGCAGTCAGCTATCCGAGGCGGTGACAAGGCGTATAGATTTAAGTCATTTAACCCACCGCGGAGTAAGAACAACTGGGCAAATGAGTATACTGAGGAAGCGCAGGAGAAAGATCCAGATGCATTGGTGGTGCATAGCACGTATAAGGATGTGCCGGAGGACTGGCTGGGCGAACAGTTTATCAATGATGCTGAGCATCTAAAAGAGGTCAATCCTGCTGCATACGATAACGAGTATATGGGTGTAGCTAACGGAAATGGTGGCAATGTCTTTGAATTTATCGAAGAGCGAGAGATCACAGACGAAGAAATTGCAGGCTTTGACCGGATATATCAAGGGGTTGACTGGGGATGGTTCCCAGATCAGTTTGCATTTGTCCGTGTCCATTACGATGCGGCCAGAGAGACCATTTATTTTATAGATGAGTACGGGGCAAACAAAAAGAAAAACAGCGAGACTGCTGCTGAGATCAAACAGCGTGGATATGATGATTATACCATCACTTGCGACAGCGCAGAAAAGAAGTCAACAAGCGACTATCGAGATGAAGGGCTTCCGGCGAGGGATGCAATCAAAGGACCTGGCAGTGTCGAATACTCGATGAAGTGGTTACAAGGGAAAAAGCTGGTATTTGACCCCCAAAGAACACCAGGAGCAAGAAAAGAATTTAAGAAATATGAGTATGACCGTGATAAGGATGGCAATATTATCAGCGGATACCCTGACAGGGATAATCATTATATAGATGCAACCAGATATGCGACAGAGACATTATGGAGAAGACGAGGTAACAGCGCATGATATTTTGGCAGGTGAGTAAATGGGACTAATAGCAACGATCAAGAGGTGGTTTACTATGATTTTTAAGAAAAAGGCAGAGGATGATTTTAACGTAAAGGCGCGAGTGTCGCCGGAAATGGAAAAGATTATCAGCGTCTGCTACGGTATATATTCGGGACATCCATATTGGGTCAACGGCAAAGATGGGGTAAAGACCATTAACTTTGCAAAATCTGTATGTTCAGAGACAGCGCGGCTGACTACGTTGGCGATAGGGATCACTATTGATGGGTCTGCCAGAGCAACATGGCTGCAGTCTCAGATTGATGCCGTGTACTTCAAGATCCGGCATTGGGTAGAGTATGGATGCGCGTATGGCACGGTCTTCCTAAAGCCAAACGGGACAGGAATTGATGTATTTACTCCTGCGGATGTGCTGCTGATCGAGTACGACAATCTGGGAGTAAAGGGCATTATCTTCCGCGATTCATACACGGATAACGACAAATACTATACCAGATTGGAATATCATAGATTTGAACATGTAGAAGACGGAACAGAGCCGTACATAGTAACCAACAAGGCTTATGTGTCCAAGAATCCAAGTGACATTGGGAAACCAGTGTCACTATCTGGCACGGTCTGGAGCAATCTCATGGAAGAGACACCGCCGATCCTCAAAGCGGACGGATCAAGGCTTGATGGTCCGTTATTTGGCATGATGAGAACACCTCAGGCAAACAACAAGGATTTGGAAACACTTATGGGTTTGCCGGTATATGCAGAGGCTATTGAGGAGCTGAGAGATCTGGACGTGGCATACAGCCGGAATGCAGGAGAGATCTACGACAGTGAGAAGATTGTGCTTGCGGATGATCGTCTTCTGATTCCGGACGGAACGAAGCTAAGCAACATGACCACAGAAACGCGGGAGAGAAGAAGAGAAGAGATGAAGCTCCCGCATTACGTGAAGAATGTGTTCGGCAATGACCAGAAGGAATTTTATCAGGAGATCAACCCACAACTTAACACAGATACTCGTCTGAAAGGTATTGATGCACTTCTGTCTCAGATTGGTTATAAGTGCGGATTTAGCAACGGATACTTTGTATTTAACCAGAGCACAGGAATGGTGACGGCTACGCAGGTGGAAGCTGACGACCGGAGGACGATCCAGTATATCAAAGATGTGCGGGATAAGCTGGAAGAGTGCCTGAATGGTACAATCTATGCGCTGAATGTCTTTGCAGATTTGTACGGTCTTGCTCCTGTTGGAACATATGAGGTAACCTATGACTTCGGAGATATCACATACAACCGGGAAGAGGACAGAATACGCTGGTGGCAGTATGTACTGCAGGGAAAAGTGCCGGCATGGATGTACTTCCAAAAATTCGAGGGTATGTCGGAAGAAGAAGCAAAGGAAATGGTTGAAGAAGCAAAGCCAAAAGAAAAAGGGCTGTTTGAGGAGGAATAGATGGTAGAGATCAGATTAAAAGAATGTTGTCTCGAATGTGAATGCCCAAGAATCCAAGTTGTCGCAAATATGAAAAGATATTGCAATAAAGGTAACGTTTTGGAAGGCAATGAAACTGTATTCTGCGATAGTGAAATGAGTTGCAAGAAGATGAGCGAATGCCAGTCTGGGTATATAAAAAATGCTTGACCCGGAATATCTCCGCAACGTGGCGGAAGGAAGCGAAAGGATAGCGTCCGATCTGCATGATTATATCATTGACCGTCTTGTGATCCGGATACTCCGGCGGATCGGAAAAGGGAAAGACTATATATTGTCTGGAACAGACCGATGGAATATTGAGACACTGCAGGAATCAGGATATCTGTTAGAGGAGATAACAGCCGAACTCGCAAAAAGGACAAAGCTGCAGAAAAAAGAGATTAAAGCATCAATGGAAGAAGCCGGGGTTAAGGCTTTAGAGTATGACCACAAGGTTTATACTGATGCCGGGTTATCTCCTATGCCTTTAGAGCAGTCCCCCGGGCTTATACGGCTCATGGAGCGTAATATGCTGGCGACTCTTGGCGAGTGGGATAATTTTACAAGGACAACGGCAGAAACGGCTCAAAGGACGTATATAACAGCATGTGACCTTGCGTACAACAAGGTTATGACCGGATCAACATCATACGCACAGGCGGTCAGAGAATCGGTGGAAATGGCTATAGACAGTGGCGCGGTAATCATATACCCAACAGGTCACAAGGACACGCTGGAGACTGCCACAGCGCGTGCAGTACGGACAGGGATAGCACAGGCGACAGGAGACATAGCCTTAAAGCGCATGGAAGAGATGGACTGGGATATCATTCTTGTATCTGCTCATGTGGGCGCACGTACCGGAGATGGAGGGCAGAATCCGAGTAACCATCTATGGTGGCAAGGGCAGTATTATTCCCGCACCGGAATAGATAAGCGGTTCCCGGATTTCAAAGAGTGCACAGGATACGGCACAGGTGAGGGGCTGTGTGGATGGAATTGCCGTCACTCATTCGGATCTGGGACAGGCCGATTAGAAGATAACCCATACAAGGAGATCAACCAGGCGGACAACTACAAGGCAGAACAGGCTCAGAAACGGCAGAGGCTATTGGAGCGAAGAATCAGGAGCACCAAGCGGGCGGTTATGGCTTTGCAGGATGCTGTGCAGAATACTAAGGACGATGCAGCAAGGTTTGAGCTTCAGCAACTTCTGGAGCGCAAGTCGTACCTGTTGGAAAGACAGACTACAGAGTACAGCCAATACTGCAAGGACAACAATCTGAAGCCACAGAACGAACGGCTTCAGATGGCAAAATGGCAGCGAGAGCAGGTGCGAAAGGTAAGGTCTGATGCAAAGCTTTATAAAGATGCAAAGGGAATAAACTGATGGATGATAAACCAAAAGAGAAACGCTGCATACATTTATGCGTG